GTTTCATATTTCTTCTTGATTTACGTCTTATACCACCACGTTTGAATAGATTAAACCTTGATAGAAATGATTTTTTTAGTGGTGGTTGTGAATGTTGTTGTTGTTGTTGTTGTTGTAGTTGTTGTTGTTGTAGTTGTAGTTGTTGTTGTTGTTGTTCTTGTTCTTCTTCTTCTTCTTCTTCTTGTTGTTGTTGTTGTTGTGGTTGTTGTTGTGAATGTTGATGTGGTTGTTGTGAATGTTGATGTGGTTGTTGAAGCAATTCTTTATGAGTTATTGGAAATCGGTTTTTGTACATTTCTAAAAATTTTTTTTTTAAAAAAGGAAAACCAGTTCCATTATCAGATGTTGCATATATAAGAGTTTGTATTGTTCTATCCATAGGTGATGAAATATATATATTATTTTTAAAGTGTAGGTGTTTTCCTTTGTCCTTATTAATAATAGGGTTCAAAGTTTTATATAATGTATTAGCTTGTGCTACACCTTGTGTTGTAAGTAATGCATTTAATTTTGGTTTATTTACACCACTAATAGCTTTATATCCTTTAGTAATATTCGTATCTGCTCCTTGGTCTTCACTATCACCTATTTTATTTAACATTTCAATATTTCCTGGAGTTATTTGGTTATTATACTCAGCTTCTGTTTTGTATTTGTTGATATGTAATACGTTTTTTACATCTACCAAATTATGAATAGCTTCACCATGACGTATTATATATATATTACATTTCTTTAATACATCATGTAATTCTGGTTTGAAATTTAAGAAATCATATAAATTAACGTCTTTATTTAGATAGCTATATTTCGATTTATCTCTACCTGTATTTTCACTATGAATAACTTTCATTTGTATTTGATTTTGATTCTCACTTATTTTAATACATGTACAATTTCTAAAACCATATTTTAGTTTTGTCCCTGTCTTTTTTAATTGAAAAAACATATTTTGTAAATTATGTTGATGACCTGTTATAAATACATTCTTTTTTTCATTACCTGGATCAAATCCCAGTTCTTCAGAACCATTGTTTTCAGAAATTATTATATCATTAATTGCAGAAAATAAATTGCGCCAATTATTTTCATAATATTCTATTTTAAAATTTGGATTGTATTCCACATTAAATAGATCTTTACCTAAATGTCTATTAGGATAACGATAATTTATATTATTATTAGCATAAGAAGTATAACTTTCGCGTTTAGTTAATTTATTACAATTTGGATTAGTCTGAACCTGAGTAGAATTGCATATATTTGTATAATCTGCCATACAATTTTCATTAGTAACTCCTGTACCGCACTTTTTATTTATTCCTGATAATCCTGATGATAATTCTTTCAACTCTGGAAATATATATATAGGTTGATCTGTATTTGATGTCATTGGATTACTACCATTAAAATTATTCATAATATATATATTAATTAGATTAAATACTTTTGCTAAATTATTTAAAGCATAAACTACATCTATATTCATAATGGTACTAACACGCAGCCAAGTAAAAATTCAAAATACACATAAATATGAAACACGTCTTCAAAATACAAGGGAAGAAATGAGACAAAAATATCAATTAATGATGCAAGAAAACACTGAAAAAATTACAAAAAATATTTGTAAGACACCTATCAGTCCTTTATCTCATGTATTGCGTCGTAGCGAACGTATTAAACAACTCATGTAAAATAATATATTAATTTTTATATAATAATATATTATGAATAATAAGAAATATTGGAAAGATCTAAAACCCAAAACAATGAAAAATTATAAGTCTTCGTGTTACTTATTACCTAAATATAAAAAATACCCAGTATGTGATAAATATACAAAAAAAATAAATTGCAAAGGTCTTTTAGCCGCCCATAATCGTGCAGCATTGAGTATAAGACGCAAATTAAAACCAAAACTGTATTCTTATAAAAAAATAGTAAATAAATCAAGAAAACTAGCAAAAAAACATAAATGTAGTTGGACTCAAAAAGGTGGTAAAGCAAAAAGACAATTTCTATATAATCCAAATGATCCAAAAAAAAGTTTCGATGTATATATAGACAAAGATCCAAGTGATACAATTCATATGAAATATACAACAATAGACGATGTTAAAAATACTATCAAAAAATTGGAACGTTTATATAAAACAAAAAAATATCCACACAAACGTATTTGGCAAGTGGGTATGATTTTAAAAGTAAGATTGGAGGCAATGAAAAAACATAAAAATTCATTGTATCCAGGAGCAAAAAACGTACATCAACGATTTACATTAGCAAATAAATATTTCAAATTCTTGGGAAAAAGAAGTAAAAAGAAAACATTTGAAGAACGTAAAGCAATGGTTTTCACTATTTAGCATGATGAATCTGTAATAAATTTTAATGTTTTTTCTTTGTTAATAAATTCACCTACTTTTACCCATTTATCTTTTTCATTACACTTATAATATTTAAAAAAATGTTCTACATAATTTAATGTATTTTTTGATACATCTTCTATAGTATTCCATTCATCGAATGTATTTTCTACTTTATGAATTGGAACAGCAATCACTTTTTCATCTGGACCTTTTTCATCCTCAGTTTCTAACATACCTAATACACGACATTTTACATGACACATTGGTAAAAATGCGGTTGAATTAATAATTAATACATCTACTGGATCTCCATCACCTGCCAATGTATTTGGAATATAACCATAATTTCCCGGGTACATCATAGGTACTGGTAAAACACGATCTACACATAAATTATTTTGTTCGTCAATTTCATATTTCACATTTGACATATATGGTATTTCAACAACGACATCTATTTCGTCTGACATATAAGTATATTTTTCATATATGTTTATATTCTATTCCTATAAACATATATAAACATATATACATATTTTAATATATAATGAATTTAATTATTCTATTTTTCTTATTTATATCCACTAATGCTTTTTTATTTAAAACGCCATCAAGAGTAACTATGTCTTTAAAATCAAATGAACCTCCAGAATCTTGGAAAAGTCTAAGTAAAAACTTTAAAGATTTAGCACGTAATTGGTTTATTAATCGTGCAGAAAATGTAGGGATTGATTGGTCTGGGTTAGTTAATGAAAATAAAAAAAATATGCAGAGATTAAAAGAACTATATAAATCATCAAGTGATAATAATATTATATATCCAAGTTATTATACACAAGCATTTCACGGATATGATACAGGAAACTTAAATTGGGACGCATCATTAGAATGTGAAGCAGCAACATTAAGTATAGCAATTAATTACTGGAAAGAAACAAATCCTATTGTTACACAAGATTGGCTAAGATATAATGTATCTAATAATATACAAAATTATATACGAGAAGCATCACCTTATTTAATTGATAATATCAATAATATAGTGGATATTGGTTGTTCAGTAGGAATTTCTACTGAATTTTTACATAGAACATTTCAAGAAGCAAAAAATATTAAAGGTATTGATTTGAGTCCATTCTTTATTGCAATGGCAAAATTACGATCTGAAAAATATAATTTTCCTATTAAATATATTCATAAAAATGCAGAAGATATGGATAATATTGAAAATGAATCACAAGAATTAGTTGTTTGTAATTTTATTATGCATGAATTACCTGAATCAGCAACAATAAATATTATTAATGAAGCATATAGAATATTAAAACCAGGCGGTGTATTTGCAATTATAGACATAACTCCTCGGATTGTAAATAATAATCTTGTTATAAATAAATTTAAAAAATTAGCATTTGAAGTTACAGAACCTCATATATATGGATATTATGAACGCGATTTATCTAAACTATTGAAACAATCTAATTTTTATAACGTAGAATGTATGAAAAATGATCCTATAAATTCTATTTGGTTGGGATCAAAATTAGAAAATATATTTACAGAATATGATTATTATGAAAGAGATATTGAAAATAATAATGTAGATATAGTTGAATCTACAAGCGAAAATAATAAAATACGCTATTTTTTAGTTTAAAAGTTTTTATTATTAATATATATAAATTATTTTATTGTTATATATTAAATGAACACATTTGTTAAGTATTTACTATATTTTATTATTTTTGTAAAAATAATATTTATTCTTACTATTATTAGATATAAAATAACATTATCATATATTAAAGATGATAAAAAAGCCGAAAAAATTAAACAAAGAAATGAAGTATTTCATGAATTTTTCGTATTTTTAACCTACATTTTACTTATTCTATTATTTAATCCTATGAATAAAGATATACGATTGGATAAAGATCATACTAATAGTCATCATTTACAAGTTGTTGTTTTTGCATTAGGTATAGTTCAATTATTAAATTTTGATTATCCAACGATTTTAAAAGCACCTGTAGAACTTATTCATACCTTTTAAATTAACAGTTAATTAATAATTTCAAAATTAGTAGATCCAAATCCACCATCTCCTCGTTCAGTAATACCCAATTCATCTAAAGAATTCACTATACTTACAGTAAATGGTGATAAATCAGGCATACATATTTGTACATATTTATTGAATTTTTTTATTTCATAATCTTTACCATGATTTCCGAATTTATAATATCCAGTATTATCTAATTTAGCTATCAAATTTCCTCTATAACCACAATCAATAATACCAACACTATTTGCCAACCGCAAAGGAGTTTTAGAAATACTTGAACGTGGATATAAATAATATGCACTTGGTTTATTATTTTTATAAACACCACATACTACACCAGTATCCATTGTATATGTTTGTCCATAGACTATTGTGTCGTCTTTTTGACAAAATAAATCAAATCCAGAATCAGGAAAATCCGATTTTTCTATTTTTTCATTATGCTTTTTAACATGATTTTCATATGTATTACGTAAAACAGGATCATCGTTTAAATAAATAAGTACTTTATATTCACTCAACATTCTAATATAATATAAAAAACATGTTTATATTATATTTTATAATATTTATAGTAATTGATGTTGTGTAACTAATTCTTGCATTATCATACCAGAGACACCTATCATAGCTAAACGACCATTATTTAATTCTTTATTTAATAATTCTTCTGTCTTTTCATCTTTATTATCAAATAAATTTAATCCAATATCTCCAGGTTGATAATCTTCTTTTAGTTGGAAACTGTCGGTTATGGGATTTTTCCATCCATTTAACATATGTGCAAATTCATATAAAAGTACAGAACCTACTGATAACAATTTATAATTATTATCTAATTGTTGGAACTGATTAATTCCCAACTCACTAGAAAATTTCTCACTGAAAGGTATAATTAATGATGCTAACATAGCATATCGTCCATGTTTTAATTCTGCTTCTCGCAAATATTGGATATCATATTTTTCAAATTTATTAGTAAAATCTAAAGGATCAAATATCCCTAACGGTTTAGTATCACCTACTATAATCGGTATATTACTTACTGGTCTTGATAACTTAGAAAAGGCATTAGCCAATACTGGCATTAAAAGAAAACTTACAAATTTCATTATAATATAAATAAATAATTTGTTTTTAAATATTTTAACACTATAATAGATGTACAAACATTTAATATGACGTGGCACAATGACGTCATTAATAATAAATGACGTGGTATAATTTAATTATAATATATATAATAATTATGAAAGGATTTATATTTGGATTTATCGATAATTTAATAGTAGCAATATCTGCTATTTTTGGTATTCATATAGATACATATTTAAGCGGACAAGGATCCATGGGTGCATTATATGGCGCATTAATTGGTCATACAATAAGTGATATGATAGCTGGATATACTGATTTTGGTTATAATATTGCATTGAATATGGGATTGGGATGTATATGTGTTATATTTATTGTTTTTCTTTATCAAAATTTAAATTATAAAATATTTGAAAATAAAATTAATTAATATTAAATCTATTTATTATTTCTTTATTTGTATATGAAAAACAATAAAAATTTCCTTTGAAATTTTCAGTTAATGAAAATATAATTGTCTCATTTTTGTTAATAGATGATGCATTATTTACTTTTAATTCATTATTTGCATTAGATATTATAAATACTTCAGAATCATTTTTTTTCCAATCAGTACCCACATTAAAATTATTGTCATCTAAGTTCTCAATAATATATATATTATTTGGTATTAATATTAATTCTTCTTTTATATTTTTATTAATATCATCCAAATTACTATTAAAAATAAAATTAGTTTTACCATCTTCTTCTATTGTTTTTACGTAATATCTTAATACTTCATAACTTTCTGTTATTGTTTCCTCTTTTTCTTCTATTTCTACTTCTTCAATTACTTTTACATCATATGTTAATTTATTATTTTCAAAATCTAATTTATAAATCTTATTCTTATCTAATTTATTAATTTGTATTACAACTAATGTATTTTCGTCTTCATCAATTGAATACTTCCATAATATTTTATTATTTTTATCTTCTTCTATCATTATATTTTTTGATGTATATAATCCATTTGCTGCTGCCGGAACACTTGTAGAACCTCCCCATGGTTTTGAAAATGTAGAAATATCTCCAATATATATATTATCTGTATTATTTACTTTATTATATTTATCTACTATCTCAGCAGTTGATCCGTGATAATGATAAATAGAATTTGCTTGTTGTCTTACAATATTTTTTAATGTATCTCGTAATTGATCTAATAATATATCTAATTGTTGTTCTGGAATATTTTCATTTATAGGAAGAGGAATATCATTTAATTTATAACCATTTGAAAGTAATAATTTATGATTTACAATAAAACAATCAACCAAATCATTTATATAATCTTCATTTTCTTCTAATTTATCTTCTTTATTATCCATAAAATGATTTAATGTAACAATAGGATTTACATCTTCTTCTTTATTTTGTATTTTTACACTACCATTGCCTGATAAATTAGTAGATTGCGCATAAGTTAGTATTAAACTATCTTTTAAAAAGGATATTGTTGAATAATAAGTTTGCCATGTTAAATGATTATCACGTGTTTGTAAATGTCCTATATATTTTTCTGGCTCAAAACTAAGATCTTCTATTTTTTCATCACTAGTTACTGTTTCTGTAGAAGTAACTGTTTCATATGTGGTTACTTCTTCACTGGTAACAACTTCTTTACTAGGAAATAATTTATTTTCAATAGATTTATTTTGTAAATTTGGTGGTAACTTATCATAATTTATTTCTTTATTATATATACCAATATATTTCAAAGAATTTATTCCACTATTCCAACGTGATAGACCATGTGTTGATGGCCAATTTAATTGATAATCATTAGATGTCCATTTTTTTATTCTATAGGCCCCACCAGGATGTCTATTTACCCATGATGTAAAATCATACACTTTACCATCTCCAGGCCCACCATTTACATTATAAATATATTTATCTGTATTATTTATATTTAATAATTTTATATTTTCTCTATCTAATTTTAATGTTTTAGTTCCTTGATATTCTTCTATTTCCTTTTTTTCTACTGTTTCTGTTTTTGGTACTTGTTTTGTAGTTGTTACTTCTTTACTTATTGTTTTAAATTTACTATAAGTTAGTGTAAATCCAGCATGATCATATAATTTATTTCCACAATCTATACCACTTCTTTGTAAAATAGCAGGCGTTTGAATTGCACCAGCACACATTATAATTTTTCCAGCATAATATTTTATACCATCAAATGTAGTTAAATAATCTGCATTTTTATCTTTTATATTAATATTTTTTACAGATTTACCATATTCAATTGTTATATTTTTAAAATCTTTTAATAAATCACCTAATTGAACACGTTTTCGTTTTTCATTATTAATATTTGTTCCATAAACTTTATTATTCATTAATAATGTATTTTCGTCTTTATTTTTATTAATATTATCATATAATTCTTTCCAATTCTTATTTGGTTCGTTATTTTCGTAATTATAACGCTCAGCTTTTACTATTTCTTCTAATTCTTTAAAATATGGCTTTAAGTATTCATGATTTTTTATTAATTTATCTTGATCAATATATTGTAATCCGAAAATCAAAGATCCACCACCTAAACCTTTTCCCATCCAAACAGATTTTTCGTCTTCACTTTGAAAACTATATTGAAAATCCATATCGCTTTGAGCAGAGAACCAATTAGCTATTTCATCATGATCCTTATTTACATAATCTTCTAATGTTTTTTCATTTTTTTCTAATATCAAAATATTATTATAAGGTCTATTTTTTGCTATATTATACGCAGTTAATATACCGGACGGACCACCTCCTACTATTATATAATCATAATTTTTTGACATTATATATAATATATCTATAAAATTATATATAATAAATAATTAATTATATTCTAATATACGATTTGCTAATAATTTTGAACCTTCTTCTGACGGTTCAATAGCATGAATAAAATATTTATTATTATTAAACATTTTGTCTAATGGTACAACTGTATGTTCAAATTCGTTTGCATATTCGCGTAATTTCATGTTCCAACGCTTTATCATGTGATAATACTTTTTATATAAATCTTTTCTTGGAAAATAAATAGAACACATAAATATACGTGCTTTTAATCCCCAATCAGAATATAATTGTTCTAGTATATTTGCATATTCATCAAACATACGATCAATAAATGCGTCTTGTTTTATATGACTATAATTTTTAAAATAGTGTAATATATCATTTCCACCAATTGATATAAATATTACAGTTGATGGATTATTATATTCTACAGGTAAATTACTAAACTGATATAATAAATCTTCTACATTAGAATGATCTTTTGCTAATAATAATACATTTTCATGTTTATCATGTAATATATCAAATACACTTTGACCTTTTTCTACATAACTATCGTTTGCAAATACACTATCGCCCATTAATATTATTTGTTGATTTTCATTAAAACCTTCTATTTCTTTTGTCATGGTACAAATTATATAATAAAGAAATAATATCAGAAATAAATTATACCAATGCTTTTTATTTATATTTTTAAACATATATTATAAAAATATAAATTTTTTAGTTAATTCATTTTTTCTATATTATATTTTGTAATCTAAATCTCCATTTATTAATAATTGATCGGTCCGTTTCTTACATCCTCTATATTAATCATTAAATCTTTTGTAAATGATAAATTTGCACTATCTGTTACCGTAATATTTAAAGTGTAGGTGTTTTGAGATTCATAATCTATATTTCCATTTGTTAATAATTGATTATTATTAATTAAAAATGTATTATTATTATTATTTAATGTATAAGTAAATGAATCATTACTATCTTGGTCACTAGTTGATAAATTTCCAATAAAACTTCCTGTAGGTGCTGTCTCTTCTATTGAATTATTTGATAACAATATATCTGTAGGAGGCTCATTTACATTCTCTATATTAATAGTTAGATCTTTTGTAAATGTTAAATTTCCACTATCTGTTACTGTAATATTTAAAGTGTATGTGTTTTGCGATTCATAATCTAAATCTCCATTTGTTAATAATTGATTATTATTAATTATAAATGTATCATTATTATTATTTAATGTATAAGTAAATGAATCATTACTATCTTGATCACTAGTTGTTAAATTTCCAATAACACTTCCTATAGATGCTGTCTCTACTATTGAATTATTCGATAATAATATATCTGTAGGAGGTTCATTTACATTTTCTATATTAATAATTAAATCTTTTGTAAATGACAATCCTTTTTTATCTTTGACTGTAATATTTAAAGTGTAGGTATTTTGCGATTCATAATCTAAATCTCCATTTGTTAATAATTGATTATTTGACAATTTAAATTTATCTCTATTAGTATTTAATGTATAATTAAATGAATCATTATTATCTTGATCACTAGCTGATAAATTTCCAATAACACTTCCTATATCCATATTTTCATTTATTAAATTATTTGACAACAATATATCTGTAGGAGGTTCATTTACATCCTCTATATTAATAGTTAGATCTTTTGTAAATGTTAAATTTCCACTATCTGTTACCGTAATATTTAAAATGTAGCTATTTTGATTTTCATAATCTAATTCACCGTTTGTTAATAATTTATTATCATCAATTGCAAATTTATCATTATAATTATTTAATATATAACTAAAACTTTCGTTTGCATCATAATCTACTGCAGATAATTCGCCTATTAATGTTCCTATTTCTACATTTTCATTTACTATATTATTTGATAATGTTATATTTATAGGTGCTTCATTGATATTTAATATATAAATTGTAAAATCTTTGATATATGTATTTAACCCATCATTTGATGATATAGTTAAATCATATGTATTCTTAGTTTCATAATCAAATACCATATTCGAAACTAATAAGTTGTTATTTACATAAAATTTATCTTTATCTAACCCATATAATTTATAAGTAAATGTAGAATTTATATCTACATCTGATGTATTTAATTCACCGATAGTTGAACCTTTTTGTTCATTTTCATTTATACTATTATTTGATATCGTAATATCGGTGGATAATTCATTTATATTAATTATATTAATTATGAAATCTTTGCTATATGATAATCCAGATTGATTAGTTACTTTAATATTTATTGTATATTGATTTTGTGTTTCATAATCATATACAGCATTTGATAATAATTTATTATCATTAATCGTAAAATTACCATTACTATCATTATTTAATGTATAAGTAAATGTTGAATTTACATCTTGATCAATTGCTGTTAATGTACCAATAATATATCCTGTTTGTATATTTTCATTTATCATTGTATTAGATAATTGTATATCTGATGGCGCTTCTACTATATTTAATACTTGAATAAAGAAATCCTGACTATACATTAAACCTCCACTATCAGTTACTGTTATATTTATTATGTATTGATTTTGTGTTTCATAATCCAATAAACCATTTACTAATACTTTATTACCAGAAACTATAAATTTATCTGTATAATTGGTATCAATACTATATGTAAATGTTTCATTTATATCATTATCTGATGTAGTTAATATACCCACTTCGGTACCTATTTCTACATTTTCATTTATTGTATTATTAGATAGTGTAATTTGTGTTGGTTTTTCATTTATATTTAATACATTAATTGTAAAATCTTTACTATGTATTAATCCACCTTGATCAACAACTGATATATTTATAATATATTGATTTTCTGTTTCGTAATTGAAATTACTTGTAGTTATTAAATCAGTAGTATTGATGTTGAAAATATCATTATTAGTATTTAATATATAAGTAAAAGTTGAATTTGCATCAGGATCCGATGCAGACAATTGTCCAATTACATGACCTATTTCTGAATTTTCATAAAATGTTGTATTTGATAAATTAATATTTATTGGCGATTCATTAATATTTAATATATTTAATGTTATATCTTCACTATATGTTAATCCACCACTATCTGTTACTGTTATATTTATAATATATTGATTTTGTGTTTCATAATCAAATTCTTTATTTGTTAATACACTATTGTTATTTATAATAAACATATCAGTATAATTATTTAATTTATATGTAAATGTTTCATTATTATCCTCATCAACTGTTGTTAAATCACCTATTTTATATCCAACTTCTACATTTTCATAAAATGTATTTGAAGATATAGATATATTTGTTGGAACTTCATCTACATCCAATATATTAATTACAAAATCTTTACTATATGTTAGTCCGCCACTATCAGTTACTGTTATATGTATTGTATATTGATTGTTTTCTTCATAATTTAATATACTATTTGCTGTTAATTCATTATTTTCAGATATAGAAAATATATCATTGTAATTGTTTAATGTATAAATAAATATATCATTTTCATCTTCATCTTTACATGTTAATGTTCCTATTACATAACCAATTTCAACATTTTCTTTTACACTGGTATTTGATAAATATATATCTGTTGGCGCATCATCTGTATTTAATATTTGAATATTGAAGTCTTTTGTATATTGTAATCCACCTTGATCTATTGATGTTACTGAAATTGTATATAAATTTTGTACTTCATAATCAAATGTATTTCTTGTTATTAATCTATTTAATAATATTACAAACTTATCATGATTATTATTTAATACATATATATGTCTATTTCGATCGTCTGAATTTATTTTTTCTTGAATATTTAAACTACTTAAATCTTTATCTGGATCTACTGTAAAAAAATTACCAACTAGATAACCTGGATTTTCATTTTCTTTAAACATTTTATTGGAAAGTATTATATTTGTTGGTGCTTCATTAGTATCTAATACATTTATTATAGCATCTTTTGTAATACTTAATCCCTTACTATCTATTGATTTAATTGTTAATACATATTCATTTTTTTCTTCATAATTAAAATAGTCTTTTGTAATTAACTTATTACCATTTAATGTAAATTTATCAGTATAACTAACTAATGTATAAGTAAATGTTTCTTTTTCATCTGGATCAACCGTATTTAAATCGCCAATAATATATCCAATTTCTACTGATTCATAAAATGATGTATCAGACAATAAAATGTCTAATGGTCTTTCATTTATATTCATAACCGTTATTGTAAAATTTTTACTATAAGTTAGACCTTTTTCATCAACTGTTACTATATTTAATATGTATTCATTTTGAATTTCATAATCCAAATTATTTATTACTATTAATTGATTATTATAAATACTAAATTTATCAGTATAACTATTTAGCATATATGTAAAAGTTGAATTCAAATCTTCATCAACTGTAGATATATTTCCAATTATATGACCTACTGAAGAATTTTCATATACTGATGTATCTGATAATATAATATCTGTAGGACGTTCATTTATATTTGTAATAGTTAATGTAAAATCTTTTGTATATGATAAACCACCTTCATCTACTGTTGTAATATTTAATATATATTCTTTTTGAACTTCATAATCTATTATATCCTTTGTTATCAAAATATTTTTAGATATACCAAATTTATCATTAAAATTATTTAATATATATGTAAATGAAGAACTAATATCTTCATCATTCGTTGTTAATGTTCCTATGTTATAACCAATATTTACATTTTCTTCAATAATATTATTCGATAATTTTATATTTGTTGGACGTTCATTTACATTTAATACAGTAATTGTTAGATCTTTTGTATATGTTAATCCGCCTTGATCAGTAACAGTAATATTTAATATATATTCATTTTGTATTTCATAATCAAAATTATCTTTTGTAATAAGTTGATTATTTGATATTATAAATTTATCATTATAATTATTTAATATATATGTAAATAATCTCGTTTTATCTGGATCTACTGTATTTAAATTACTTACTACATAACCTATTTCTATATTTTCGTAAAAACTACTATTATATAATTCAATATGTGTTGGATTTTCATTTATATTTTTTATTTTAATTGTGAAATCTTTTGTATATGATAATCCACCTTCGTCTGTAACCGTAATATTTAATATATATTCATTTTGTATTTCATAATCAAATGATTGTGTTGTTAATAATTGATTATTACTAATTGAAAAATTATCATTGTTATTATTTAAAGTATATTTAAATGTAGCATTATTATCGGGATCATCTGTTGTAAATGTACCTACAATAATTCCTATTTTATCATTCTCATATACTAAATTATTTGATAATTCAATATTTGTAGGACGTTCATTTATATTTAATATTTCAATTGTAAATTCTTTTGTATATGTTAAATCTAACATATCTTTTGTTGTTATATTGAATGTATAACTTGTTTGTCTTTCATAATCTAATTTATTTTTGACAATTAATTGATTATTTAAAATTATAAAGGTATCATTATAATTATCCATTGTATATGTAAAATTTGAATTTTTATCAGGGTCTGATGATTCTAATTCTCCAATTACATAACCTATTTCTACATTTTCATATACTGAAGTATTTGATAATTCAATATTTGTAGGACGTTCATTTACATTTAATATTTCAATTATAAAATCTCTACTATATGCTAATCCGCCTTGATCTGTAACAGTAATATTTAACGTATATTCATTTTGTACTTCATAATCTAATGATTTTTTTGTAATTAATTGATTACTTGATATATCAAATATGTCATTATTGTTATTTAAAGTATATGTAAATGTTGAATTTTTATCATAATCTCTTGCAGTTAATGTACCAATCACTGAACCTATTGTTGAATTTTCTTCTATTTTATTATTTGACAATGTTATAAATGTTGGTGTTTCATTTATATTCAATATATTAATTGTGAAATTTTGTTCATACACACTATTATTATCATCAATTGATGATATTTTAATATTATATTTATTTTGAATTTCATAATTAAATTCAATATTTGTTAATAATTCATTGTTTAATATTGTAAATTTATCATTATAGTCTTGTAATACATATGTAAAATTATTCGAATAACTACTATTTGTATTTAAATATCCAATTACATATCCTATTTTTTCATTTTCATTGACTTCAGTATTCGATAATTCTATTGTTACATCTACTTTATTAATATTAATTGTAAAATCTTTTTCATATGATAAATTATTATCATCTAATACCATAATTTTTAATGTATAGCTACTGTTTTTTTCATAATTTAATACATTATTTGTTAATAACTGATTATCTTCTATATAAAACATATCTGTATGATTTTTTAAAATATATGTAAAGTTTGTTGAACTATTACTTGAACTATCTAATTTACCTACTAAATAACCGATATTTACATTCTCATCAATTGATATATATTCATTAGTATCAACTGATCTAGTTGAATTATTTAATAATGTAATATCATTCGGCGAATATAATTGAATAAATTTAATTATTTCTGAATTATTTACTGTTTTTTTTACTTGTCTTGCAATTCCTATATCTTTCGGCCAAACTGATGTGTCTTTTGATAATATTTCTGTATCAAATATAATCCATGATGCGGTAGTAGCATCATATGGATCAGTAGTTAATGATCCGGGATAACTATAATATGTGGATGTATTTTCATTTTTCATATTTATAGTAACCGATTGATTCATATTTATTGCATCATCTAATGTTCCTTGTTCTGTTGTTGCAAATAATCCATCAGATATAAAAAATCCTAATACTAAATACTCATTTTTATTTGTTATTGATCTATGAACAAAATGTACCTCCATATCATATACTTTACCATTAAGTTGATGTTCTGATGGTTTATTAAAATGAAATTCTAATAATTCAAAAGTATTATTATTATAAATTAATGTTTTATTTCCCGTATAATAACTATCAACATACCAACTATAATTATTATTTTTTTCTTTTATTTTTACAAAATTAATATCTTCTGATTTCCACTTTATATCTAATAGTGAATTATCTATTTTTAATTCTATACCTGTAGGCTTAATATCTAAAGGTGATTGTCTGCATAAATTTTCACATTTATCTTGTGATTTATTACAACAACTATTATATTCATTAGATGATACATACGACAATCTCATATTATTCATTTTATACTATATATTAATATTTTTTTAGTAGCCATAAGTACTCACTTATTTTTTCATCTTTCTTTTGTCTTTTTTTTTCATTTACACCTTTATATCTATTATATGTTTTATGTTCTAATGTAATTTTTTCTACATTTCCGTATTTATTTAATATTTCTTCCATATTACTTGGTTTTATAATTCCTGTATTATTATATGAAATTAGTATATAATTCGAATTTGTGTTCTTAATCAATTCTTCAAATGTTGATTCGGCATTTGTTAAACTATTATATTGTGATCTTTTCCAGGTTTTTGGTTGTCCTCTTATTGTATCTGGTATATTAGTTGTTGTATCCCAATTTGCTATTATATCCAACAAAAAATAATATATACAATAAGGATGTTTGTTATACGGTGGATCATAATATACCAAATCGTATTTTACATCATTTTTAATCCATTGATTTGTATCTTTTTTATCTATAAATACTTTGCAATTATGGTTTTCATATACAGGTAATTCCATTTTTATGTCACTTAATATACGTTCTAGATCATTTTCATTTTTTCCACCAAATTTTCCATAAGTATTATTTTCGTCTTTTAAAAATGATGAAAATTGTCCTAATGTATTATTATGTATTGACGATTGTACAATTAATATAGCATGTAAAAAATGTTTGTATTTATTTGGTACTTTTTCTTGTATAAAATAATAATACCAGTCAATTCGTTTTGCATTTCTCTCTGAAAAATATACTCGATCATTTTCTGTTATCTCTCCACTAGGCGCCCAATGTTTTGAAATCCATGGATCTTTTAAAGTTTCACTTGTATCTATCTTGGAATCAACATAACTATTACTTTCATTTACTAACTGTGTTAAATCCTTGAGAGAAGACGGAGAGATATTTGATAAAAAACACTGATTTAATATTTTAGAATAATTTGATATATCATTAACATATAATTCTTTTCCATATCTCTTTAACATACGCGAAACAACTCCTGAACCAGAAAACCCATCACCTATTATTAATTTTTCTTGCTTTTCTTCATAAATACGTTTTACTATGTCTTCGATATTATATATTAATTTACGTTTATTTCCCAAATATGTAATTATTTGCTTTTTTAAATAATCATCACTTTGCATTATATATTTAATTTAAATATATAATACTTTTTTTACGCACTTAATCTTTCATAAAAGATGGAATTATTACTCTTACTTTAGATTTTGTTTGTTTTTCTTCAACTTTTGGAGTACTTTTAACATTATCTGGTCGTGGATTTCCGTAAGTATAATAGTTATTAATTTCTTCTTTATCATAACGACTAATTTCATTTTCATTCTCCTCTGATACTAACTTACCTGAAGAGCTATTTAAAACTAACTCACCAGAGTCCTTATCTAAACGATAAATGGAAAGTTTTACTATTTCTTTACCATCTTCAGCAAAAGTATATATTTCTTTACTGTCTATAGTTCCATCACTATTTTCATCACGAAGTCTTTCAACTAATGTTATATTACCAGTAACTTCTGAATAGTTTTCTATATTAAAATAATCCATTTTATAGTCATTATTTACTTCATTAGTTCCATAGATAGAAGTTTGTGTTTCCTTTTGATAAAGGAAATTATCTGATTCAGGAATATATCTACAAATAGTTATATTATTATCAGGTGAATAATAGTTAAGTGAAGAATAGTTATTTGGTAACTGCTCTTTTTTTATATTTCTTACTTCTCTTTCTATTAATCCGTAATCGCTGTATGTTTCTATAACTAGATTACCATCTTTATCTGTATATCTTTTTTTATTATCTTCCTTAGCTTTTTCTTCAGCTTTTTTTTTTGCTTTTTCTTCAGCTTCTTTTTTTGCTTTTTCTTCAGCTTCTTTTCTTGCTTTTTCTTCAGCTTCTTTTTTTGCTTTTTCTTCAGCTTCTTTTTTTGCTTTTTCTTCAGCTTCTTTTTTTGCTTTTTCTTCAGCTTCTTTTTTTGCTTTTTCTTCAGCTTCTTTTCTTGCTTTTTCTTCAGCTTCTTTTTTTGCTTTTTCTTCAGCTTCATTATTTTCATTAGGTTTTTCTTCTTCCTTCTTTTTTACAAGATGTTCTTGTAATATAGATAATATCTTTTCAGAATTAGATAACATTTTTTCCATAATTCCTTTAGGATTTTCGATTGTGCATTGGTTTGCACTAATTGATGACATTTATGTAATAAGTAAATATTTTATAATATTAAAAATAAATAACTAAAAAATTGAATTTATATAAAATACGTTAAATAATTAAAAATATGGACTCTATAAAAAACGCACTAAAAGGTATGGCTCTAATAAATACAAAATCATTGCTTAAATATATTTCATCACCTGTTGGTATGTATATGGTATGGGTAACATTGCATTATATTGCAGCTCATCTTTACAAAAATCATTGTGCCCCAAATGGATTTTGGGGATTTCTATTATCTCCACTTATGGCATCTACTCCTTACTGTACTGGGTTGGTATGGATACTTCAAAATTCTGTAATTAAATTCATGGCTATATGGACTATTATAGGGTCATGGATTAGTTATAATCTAAATCATAATGAAATACAAGGAATACAAAATGACTATAAAAAGGGAGAAGCTAATGATAAAAAGGAAGAAGTTATAGATAAAAATGAAGAAGTTATAGATAAAAATGAAAAAGAAGATTAAAAATTATATATTTATATAGTATATATTATGAATTTCATGAATAATAAACGACAAATATATACATCAGCTTTTTTAAATGCTGGAATTTCATATGTTGAATCAATGGATAAATTCAGTGGTAATACTGTAGCAAACATGATAGGCGACGGTACATATAAAACTAATAAAGACGAATTTATTGATAAAGTAATTAAGAAGTTTTTTATATTTCCATTAAATGATAACGAAATTATAATTTTCGATGAAAATAGTAATAAGATAGATTTTAATGATAAAAAAAACTATTTAAGATATAATGAATATTATAGTTTTACATATATTGGACAATATAACTTAATAGGAGAAAAATTTTATTTGAATAATCCGGTATTTTTAGATTTTGTAAATAATTCAAATTTTTTATATGATTTTGCTCTATTTAAAAATAAAATACCAATAGAAAATGGAATACCTATTACATATGATGAAAATATACTAATAGATAATGTAAATGAAATTGGTGGTTATATAAATAAAAAAAATAATAGTACCAATATAAAATTATATGATTCAATATCGTTTGTAATATCAATGAAGGAAAAATTAACAAATAATAAATATAATTTATCTACTATATTTTTTAACGAGACAATTAATAATACCAAGATACCAATTAGATTTACAAATGAAGATACATTTAATTTAATAAATAAATCAAATAATATTACAATAAACGATAAGTTAAATTCAGATATTCATTTTTTTAATAATAATTATATTGTATCTAATTTATCACAAAATTTATCTTTCAAATTAAATAATAATGAAAATTTAAAAAAAGAAATATATCATTTTAAAACAAACGAATTAATTATAGATAGTAAAGATGAATATGTAATAGAACCGAATGATTTATTTATATTTAATATTAAAGAAAATGTACAAAGATTATCTCCTATAGAAATAAAAAATTTAAATATTGATAATATGAAAAAAATACCAAACTTAATTAATAATACGTCATCTAATTTAAAAATAATACCTTTTTATTCACTACAAAATAAAACATTTCAAGAATTTAATACATCTACAAATTCTATGCAAATTTGGCATTTATTAGATAATGATAAATCATATAATGATAAAAAAGAATTTGCTAACTCCATCATGAATGATTATCAAAAATATTATAAATATATAATAAATGTACGTTTAGTATTTAATAATGATATTATTAACAATAATATTTCATTTTATTCGTTTAATAAAGACGGAATATTAGAATTAACAGAAAAATCAAATGAATTATCTGGTATATATTTATTGTTATTCCCATTTTATGATACAATAGACGAAGATAATATGTTTAACTATAAAATATCCTTGAATAATGATTATAATATCAATATGATTTCAGAAGTACAATATAATTTAAATAATTCACTAACTGGTGATATTTTAATTAGTAAAATTCGTATTCAAACCAATGATAATGAACATATTATTATGAATAAACCATCGTGGATTATTAAAAAAATATTTATTTGGAGTAATAACGACAATATTCTTAGAAATAACAATAATATTAGTATTAAAGGAACCGGGGGACTATCTGTAGAAAATACACAAGCTGAATTAGATAAAGCAGAGTCTGACTTAAAAAACGCAAAAGCCGATTTAGTAAAAGAAACAAATAGCTTGAAAAAAGATGTCATACAGACATTAATACAAAATTTAACGGATACTATACAATATTTAACAAATAAACTAAAACAAATAATATATCATCAATATGATATTGTTAATGATTATAATCATATCAATAATAAATCATATGTATCTGGAAATAATAGAGAAGTATATACTGAATCGAATAAATTGTACTCTCCATCTTTTCTAGAAATACAATATGAAGTTTTAGATAATGAAAAACAATACTTAGAAATTAAATTAGAAAAACCAATACTATATAACAATATTCAACACATATTTGTAGAATCTGGATTAAATTTAGTCGATTTTTTAAAAGTACAAAGTAATAGTATTAATAATAATAATAATAATAATATTTACACTAATGGAAATATTAATACCACAAGTTTATTATTCTATGATCCTAATAATAATGAAATTAAAGATTGTGCTATTGATTTTTCGAAAGTTGAATTAAAAGATTCAGTTAATAATGTAGAAAACGTTGATAATATTTATCTATTAAAAGGTCCTGCATATGATTCTTATAGTGAAAATGTTTATGAATCAGAATATGAAAATAAACCAAATACATTTGCTACAAATTATTTAACAAGTGAAAAAATTGTAAAACTAGAAAATGCAAACAATATTAATATGAAATTAGTAGATTAAAAGTATGTATTCAATGATTTAATACAACATTTATAAAATTTATCTTTTTTAAATTTTATACATTTACCACATATATAGCCGTAAATTTCTTTTGCTCGTAATTTTCTACAACATAATAAATTCAACGGTAATCTATATTTTTTAATATGTTTATAATTTCCTGTTATTTCACTACAAATTATACACCCCTGTAACCATCCGTTTATAGGTAAATGTGTATTTTGAAATAAAAAAATTCGTTTCATATATGAGAGATATATTTCAAAATATACAAATTATTTAATTAATATTATTATAAAATTCACCATCTTCTTTATCTAAATTATATAACTCTATGAAGAATGTTTCTTTACATCCATAAATAATATGACCAATATACAACTGAATAAAATAAAATAACGGAATCAATAAAAGTATTGTTAATCTATAATTATAATTATGATACAAATAATAAACAATATAGTATGCGATTGTACATAGAATACTATAGGATAATATTAATCCGTGTTGTATTATTACAGGTATATTATAAAACATTACACATTCACATAAATCAGGATATTTGTACGTTGAATAATATACATATACAAAAAATACAAATAACGACGCGTAAGATGGTTTTATTTTAATCATTATTAGTAAAATAATAACTATATATAAAATCCATGATAAAAATTCTATAATAATCATTTATATTTTATATTTAGATAATATATAAATGTCTGTATATAATGATTTATTTGGACCTTTGGATTCTGACTACTGTAATATCTTCTTCTTTTTCATGGTTTTAGCATTCGTATATTTTTTGATAAGTGTTATTGGATTATTTGTAGTACTTTTAAATAAAAATCAAAAGAAAGATGGTAAAACTATTGGATTAATTCTAACTAATGCTATAATGATGTTAATTGTATATTTCACACATAGAACTTTATACAGCATGTGTATCACCTCACTAAGATAATTTAGAAAAAGTTATAATGAAACATAATTAAACACAATATTACATACTTTCATATATATGAATAATGATTTATATGAAATTAACTATACCAATATTATTGAACCTATATATGGAAATAAAAGAAACGATGATAATAAATTAATAAAGGATTGTTTATGCGAACATGATTATAGCATTTTATTTAATGAACGTTATAATTTTTCTAATTATGAGGTATATTCTATAGATCCCGATGGATGTAAAGATGCGGATGATGCATTTAGTATATATGAAGAAGGTGATAAATTATATTTAGCAATACATATTGCAGATCCTACACATTTTATTAAATTAAATTCATTATTATGGAATGATATAGTTAGTAGAACTACTACTAAATATTTATCAAATAGATCTCCGATTCATATGATGCCCACTAAAGTATTGGAACTATCTAGTTTGATGACATTAGAAAAAGACGAATATAAAAATACAATAAGTATTATTACTGAAATAAATAAAGATACATATAAACCTATTAATCATGCTAAATTAGTATTTGGAATTGTTAAAATTAAAAAAGAAAATGCATATACATATACTAATGCTAGTTTAAATGTAGAATCAATTCCTGTAGTAAATACAGGATTAAAAATCAGTAATGCGTTATTCAGTATTAGAAAAGAAAAAACAAAAGGAACAACATTAAGTGAATTATCTACGGCATATGTTAAATATGACACGGAACATGCATATTTATATCAAGATACGAATAATGAAAAAAAAATGAAACAAATGATTGCGGAATTTGCTATTTTTGCAAACTCTTTCGTCGGAGAATATTTAAAAATATATTTAAATACTGGTATATTTAGAACATGTGCAGCAAATGAATGGTTAAACACTGTAAATGATTCCATAACAAGTGAGTCTATGTTACAAGAAATAATAACTAACGGTATTCGTGCGGATTATATATCATCTATAGCACCACATGATTTGGTAGGTATGCCTGAATATTGTCATTTTACATCACCTATACGACGGTTATCAGACTGTGTATGTCATTATTTATTAAAATATATATATTTCAAAAATAAAAATTATAATATTCCTTTTAATGAAGAAAGTTTGAATAGTTTATCTATAAAATGTTTGAATACAAATAAAAAAGATAAAAAAAATCAATATTTAGATATAAAATTTAGACTATTACAAGTAATGAATAATATGATATATAAAAATAAAATTATTAATATAGAGTATTATATTACAAGTTATAGTGGATTATTTTTGAATGTAATTATATGTAAAATAGATAATTTTAATATACATATGTCATATACATTACGTGTTCGTAATTATACAAAAGAAGTAAATCCAAAAGAAAAACATAATTTAATAATTACAAATGTAAATTGTTTTACAAAATATGATCAAAATACTATACCTGAATTAGACTCGCATATTTTAAATTAAAATTGATTTACATATTTATTACTATATAAATCAATTGTACATATGGATAGTTATAACGAAATGATAATTCCTTATAATAGTAAAACATATAATACTTTATTTTTCAAAAAACATGAAAAAAAAGGATTGCTTTTAAAGATATGTAAAACATATTTAAAATATGTACCAACATATTATAATGAAGAAATGACACTAAAATTAAATGCATCATATAGAGCAAGATTATTTAATAACTTTATTGATTCCTTCTTGAGAATTATTTTATCAAAATATAATTTACTTGATATGATATATATAATAAAACCATACATTGGGGCAGGAATTGATAACGTATATATAGAGGATAAAACATGGGATAATTTAATAAAATCATTAAATACTAAACCTAAGTATGATGATAAATAATTTAAAAAATACATATTAATATACTATATAATGTTATCATTACATATTTTTAAAATACTATTTCCATTATTTATTATTACATATTTTATTTTTTTATATACTTCTTTATATTTAATAAGAAATAGTGGAATATTTATTGATGGATTTTCGTAATTTAATAATCATATTCTTTATATAAACTTTTTTGTTCTTGATTATATAAATAATCTTCATACATTTCTTTTAATTTTTGGGCATCTGTTTTATTATTTAATGATTTATATGATGATTTTTTTTTATAGTTATCATGTTCTTCATCACTACTATATTCATTTAATAAATTTTTATCCTTAAATAATATTTTACTATGACAATACCAGCAATAATTTGTTCCATTGTTATTTAATCCTTCTCTCTTTACTGGTTTAGAACATTCTGTACAATTAAAATCATAATTTAAATATGATACTGTTTTTTTTGGAATATTAAATTCTTTATTATTTTTTGTAAGTGCTGCTTTAAAATTCCATTTACATGGCGGAGGTGCAGTTTTCGCCTCTTCTGTCAATGGAACAATTATTTTTGCTTTTTCTTCATTTTCCTTTCTTATTTTTTCTTCTTCTAGTTTTTTTCTTAAATGTGGGGGGATATATTTAGACATAGTTTCTTACCTTCTATCAGTACTATTTGTATTTAATATATACTTAATTATTTTTCTAAATCAATTTTTTTAATAATTGATTCATCTATAGCACCGCCCAACAACGTTAAATAGACAAAATTTTTCTTATAAATCATAAAATAAAAGTTGTCTCCATGTTGCTTGACCAGTTTCAACTAAAAATAAATGTTCAATCCTAAAACGTTTCATTGCTCTTCTTATTTTTAAATAATACTTTACATGTCTTGAAAATTTACGAAAAATATATGATAATTCTATTAAATCTGTATATACTTCTAATAAATATCTTTTAGTATCAATTTGTGATATTTCATATATTCTACCTAATCTGACATTACCGTTATATCCATTTATACTTTCAAAGACAAAATAATGCATATATATTATAAATTTTAAATAATACACATAAAAATATATTTATTTATTTGAAACGTATATATTATTATAATAAATGTAATAATATATTTAAAATAAATTTTTATTTATTGAAGTTGGTAATCCATGTCCAAATAAAACCATATATATCAATATTACCGAAGCCAACAATATACTTCGATTTTCAGCAACATTTTGTTTTTGACCAAGTACAAAAACCATAAATAGATATACCAAAATACCAATTATAACTGAATGTAACAACATCATTCTCCCTTTTTCCATTTATATATATACTTTATAAAAATTTTTTGTTACTTAAATATATTTATTAAACCTTCTTTTTTAATTTACGTCCTGTAGAACGTTTTACATTGTATTGTCCTCCTGTTACAGATTCAACGGATTGTTGATTTTCTTGACAATACACAATCAATCCTTCTTCTAATGTTTTAACTTCTTCATCTACATTTTTTTTTTCTTCTTTCAGTTCGTTTAGTTTTTCATCTAATTCTGCTAATCTTTCCACTACCTTAGTAATATTATCCATTATACATTATACATTAAGTATTATTTATATAATTTTATAAATATATAAATATATTTATATATATATTTTATGAATAATGATAATAATTTACCCTCCGCTCCAAATTATGAAGATGTAATAAATAATAATAAAGAAGATAATTATATTGACGAGTTAAGTCAATTACCAGATTTTAGTTCAACTATGAATTTACGATTAAATCGAACTATTGATTTTTTAACTGAAGAAAATAAATATTTTAGGGATAAAATAAATTGTCTAGATGATTTATTAAAACAATTAAAATATCAAATAATTAGTTATAAACAAATGTTACTTGATAAAAATGTAGATAAAAAAGATAGTGTATATTGTATTTTATGTATGGATAATAACCGTAATGTATTATTTAAACCATGTAATCATATTGTAATTTGTGATAAATGTTCTGGTTCAACTGATTTGAAAGAATGTATAATATGTAAATCACATATAGAATCTTACGAATATGCATATTTAGTATAAAACAATTTAAACAATTAATAACTGTTTATATGTGAGTAATGCTCCTTAGATAAGGGGTTAAATTTTATTATGCGATAATGCAAATAAAATGTAATAATTGTCAACACTGTTGGTGTAATGGTAACATGATTGCCTTCCAAGCAATCGCTCTGGGTTCGATTCCCAGGCGGTGTATTATAAAATGTGTAATATAATATTTTATTTCATATTTTGTTTTCTAATATTATTTAATACTTGTTTTGTTTTTTCGTTAGCTTCTTGCTTAGTTTTTTCTTCAGCTTCTTGTTTAGATTTTTCTTCAGATTGTTTTTTTGCTTTTAATTCAGCTTCTTGTTTAGCTTTTGTTTCAGCTTCTTTCTTAGCTTTTGTTTCAGCTTCTTGTGTAGATTTTGTTTCAGCTTCTTGTGTAGCTTTTAATTCATCTTCTTGTTTGGCTTTTTCTTCAGCATCTTTTTTTGCTTTTTCTTCAGCATCTTTTTTTGCTTTTTCTTCAGCTTCTTGTTCAATAAATATTTCTTGTCTATCTAACTTTATTTTTTCTTCTTCCTTTTTAAGATATTCTTTATTATCTATTACTTTATCCAATGTATATATAATATCTTCTTCATCTTCATCACTTGATGATGATGATTTATATATTTTATAATGCATATTGCAATATTCAGTATTTAAATATGTTTTATTAGAACAATCTGATATTTTACAAATTTTTTTAAGTAATGGATTACTATCTAATGGTGCATGATCTTTTATATGTTGAAATAAATTTTCTAATTTAATTTTATACGTCACACATTCGTCATTATAAAAATTTTGAAAAAATTCTAAATAATGTTTATATAAATTAATATATTCATCCATAATTGATTGTTCATGAGTTAGTCCATGAATAAAATTTGCAATAGGAATTCCGTTACTATGATTATTTTGTAAATCATTTATAGAATTTGACTTAGCAAATTCATCATTTTCTATATCTATTATTTCCAATATTTTTAATATAAAGTCATGCAATGATATAATATCACTTTCTTTATATTGTGTATATGGTGATAGATCATCATATACTGGAAATGTAGGTTCTATATTTATTTTTTGTTTTAAATTTTCATCAGACCCACTTTCTACATGATATATAATTAATTTATATAATTTATAATAATCTGCATATAAATGATTTAATAAAAATACAAACTGTCTTTTACTATCTTCATACTGCGATTGTAAAAATCGTATCTGAAAATAAAAAGTATTCAACCCAAAGTATAATAAATTTTTGTCGTTAGTTTTGTAATTTAATAAGTTTTTATACATCTTATCCAAATTCTCAACATATTTTATTATACTATTTGATGTTTTATAAACTTCATTTATTACATCAAATATCTTGCGAAACTCTAGTTTCGACTCCTTCCAATAATTATCATTCATATATATATATAAAATATTAAAAAGTGTTTAGAATATTAATATTATAATATATTATATGGATGTTCTTGAAGATAGTAGTACTTCATCACAACAGGGGGAAAAAATAAGTAATGGTAATAATAAAAACAATACTTTAATAAAAGAAGTATGGACATATCACCATGAAAAAATTTTTATAGAATGGGCTGATAAAGCCATGTGCTATAGATGGTTGCATAATAGCGCGCATATAGATTATAAATGTTATAATACTTGGTTCACTATTCCAGTTATTTGTATTTCTACTGTTACAGGAACTGCGAATTTTGCCCAAGAGCGTTTTCAGGATGATATGAAATCATTAGTGCAAATAGCAATTGGTAGTTTTAATATTATTGCTGCTATTTTAACTACTGTACAACAATTTCTAAAAATTAGCGAATTAAATGAAGCACATAGAGTAAGTTCGTTATTATGGGGTAAGTTTTATAGAGATATTAAAGTGGAAATGGCTAAAAGTCCTTCCGAAAGAAACCCACCTAGTGTTTTGCTTAAACATTGTAAAAATGAATATGATCGATTAATGGAAGTAAGTCCAATTATTCCCCAATTTACAATTACTAATTTTAAGGAAACATTTAGTGGAAAAAGACGAAGTAAAACAATAGGAAATAGATTCAGATCATTATGTTGTGTAAGTTTATCATGTAACGACGATAAAGGTGATTATATGGTACATGAAACTGAAGATGATGATGAATCTGGATTATCTACGCCTATGAATTCTAAAAAAAGTAATATTAAACATAGAAAATTATCTGAAAAAGAAAAAATAGAAAAAATGAAAATGGCATTTGAAAAAATACATAAACCCGAAATTTGTGATGAATTAGTATCCACAGAAGAAACGCGATTTAAATTAGGACCAAACGATTATATTGAGGATAATAGTGTAGAAATACAATTGATTGAAGCACGAAAACAAAGAGAATTAATAGGTGCAACATTTGTGAATGATTTCTCTATATTGAATGGTAGAGAACCTACATTTATAGAATTTAAAGATGGTGTTATTAAATCTATACAAAAAGAATTTATTAAAGTTGATTTATATAATAAATCTGTTAGAGAGTTAAAAGGACCTGTATTAGCATAAAATAATTTTGATTAATTTAAATATTAATTTAATGTATGTTTATAAATTATACATTAAATAAAAATACAAATAAATGTGTATGTTGTGATAATATATCTAAAGTAAATGTAGAAATAGGATATCATCATTTACCGTTTAGGTATGTAAAATGTATAGAAACGTACATATTCCATGTGAAATTATGTCATTATTGTCATTTTCATTCTAAATATGATAATAAAATCTTTAATAAAATAATAAAAAATACATCAGATTTATTAGATATTTTTTTAAGATAAATATTTTTATGCGTTAAATATATAAATGAGTAAAAGAGTGTTATTTTTCGGTAGAAATAATAGTACATTTAATAATGAATATACGTTAGGTTCTGGTGTGGGAAGAAAAACTACTAATATCAGAAACGCATTAAGTAAGCGCGCAGTAATTCCGCTTACAAAAAGAGTAATATTTAATTTAACTTATAAACCAGGTATAGCAAAAAGTGGATAATAAATAATTATTTATTATAGTAAATAATTATTCAGTATTATATATTGTTTTGGGCATATAATAAAATAATGCTAGACCAACCATTAACCATACGAAAAAACTCGATATAATTTCCATTATACATGGCATTATTTTAAGTGGATGTATTATATTGTAGTACAATACAGGTATTACTGTAGCTATTGACATAATTAATATACTTCGACCATATGAATAAAGCTTACTTTCTTTAACAAAAAATAAAGATACCAGTTCTAATGGAATAGTAACTAATATACCAGCAAATAATGGATTACTATGATTAGCTAAATAGGTAGATCCTGATAAAATGATACCACCTATAATAAATCTATATATTAATGTACTAAATAATTTAGCCTCCATAATATAGCTTTATATTATAAACAAATATAAATAAAAATTCTACTTATTATGTATGAATTCTGAAGTTCCAAAATCAACAAGATTAAATGGATTATTTACAAAAACATTGTCTAAGTTAGCTTCTATTACAAAACAAAGAGGAGAGAATTTTCAATCAATCGCATATACCCGTGCAGAAGAAAGTATCGTAGTTACAAAAAAAGATATAACTAGTTATAAAGATTTAATAGGAAAACCTTATTTTGGAGAGAATATTATTAAAAAATTAGAAGAAGTTGAAACTACAGGTAAGCTAAATTATATTGAAAAAGCAAAAGAAGATCCCGTACTAGCTCTTACTGAAGTATATGGTATAGGACCATCAAAAGCGAGAGATTTTATTAGCAAAGATATTAAATCAGTCTCTCAATTAAAACAGCATATGGATACTGACAAACTAACTTATGCACAAAATCTTGGATTAAAGTATTTCAATGAAATTAACAAACGTATTCCTAGAGAGAAAATAATAAATTATGAAGAAATATTAAAATCTACTTTAAGTTCAATTGATAATAAGGCACAATTGGAAATAGCAGGAAGTTATCGACGAAAATTACAATCATCTGGAGATATAGATGTCATTATTAGTCATCCTGAAAATACTCAATATATCTTCTCCAAATTTTTAGATAAGTTAAAAGATAAAAAGATAATTTTAGGGTTTCTCTCTAGAGGTAAGCAAAAGAGTCTAACGATTGCGAAACTAGAAGATGATATTCCAAGAAGAATAGACTTTATTTACTCTTCTCCAGAAGAATATCCATTTGCATTATTATACTTTACTGGTAGTAAATCGTTTAATACTGTTATGCGTCATCATGCGAACAAATTAGGTTATACATTAAATGAACATGGAATATATAAATATGAAAATAAAAAGAAAGGTGATAAAGTTTTAAGAGACTTTACTTCTGAAGAAGATATATTTGCATTTTTAAATTTAAAATTTAGATTACCTGAAGAAAGGATTGAAGGTAGTGCGGTTGTTAATTTAAAAATATCATCTACTATTATAGAAATGGAAGATGTTTCTCCAAATACAAAAATTATGAATAAAATGAAGAAAAATATAGAAAAAGTAAAATCTACAACTGAACAAATAAACCCAAAAGAATGTGATAAAGACAATTGTTCATTAATTTCTGCACCTTCTGTATCTAAGTTTTACGTACCTAGTTCAAATATTGATACAAGTGAATCATTAAAATCTGACGCACCCCCATTTTTTAAACCATCTAATACAGATATTTTAAATAAAATAAATAAAAAATTGAAAGAAAAAAAAGAATCATTAAAAAATACTACTACTAATATGAATAAAACAGAACAAAAAGAAAAGAAACGAAATTATAAACAATTATTGGCAGCATTTAATAAAGATGGTTATGATGCATTAGATAATTTTTCGGAATATGAATTATCTTATCTTGTAAAAAAATTAAATGATTTATATTATAATGGTGAATCTCTTATTGATGATAATACATATGATATTGTTAAACAAAAATTACAAGATAAATTTCCAGATAATGAAGTATTGAATAAAATAGGAGCACCAGTTAAAAAACAGAAGGCAAAACTACCATATTTTATGGCATCTATGGATAAAATTAAACCAGATACAGATGCTCTTGAAAAATGGGTTAAAAAATATAATAGTGGTTGTCTAATATCCGCTAAATTAGATGGTATTAGTGGATTATATACAACAGAAGGTGAAGAACCTAAATTATATACACGCGGTGATGGCGAAATAGGGCAAGATATATCAGATTTAATACCTTATTTCAAGTTACCAAAAGACAAAGATATTACCATTCGAGGAGAATTTATAATACAAAAAAGTGTGTTTTCTGAAAAATATGCTGATAAATTTTCAAATGGTAGAAACTTTGTAGCAGGTGTAATTAATAGTAAAAAAATAGAAAAATCTAAATATTATGATATTGATTTTGTAGCATATGAAGTGATTAAACCAGTATTGACACCAAAAGATCAAATCGAAAAACTACAAGAACTACATGTAGATATTGTACTTAATGATTATAAAGACTCTATAACAAATGATGAATTATCTCAATTATTATTAAGTTGGCGCGATAGTTATAAATATGAGATTGATGGCATTATTGTAGTAGATAATAAAATATATGAACGTGAAAATAAAAATCCTGATCATGGATTTGCGTTTAAGATGGTTATATCTGATCAAATAGCTGAAGCACTTGTAGTAGATGTATTATGGGACCCTAGTAAGGATGGATATTTGAAACCTCGCATTCGTATTGAACCCATTACTTTGGGTGGCGCAAAAATAGAATATGCAACAGCATTTAATGCTGGATTTGTAGAAAAAAATAAATTAGGTATTGGAGCTATGATCAAATTAGTAAGAAGTGGTGATGTAATTCCTCACATATTAGATGTTGTAACTCCGGCTTCTGAAGCTAAATTTCCACACGAATCATATGAATGGAATGATACTCATGTAGATATTTTATTGAAGAATCCAAATGATAATGAAATTGTTCAAAAGAAAAATATAGAATATTTCTTTAAAACATTAAAAGTAGTTAATCTAGGTCCAGGAATGATTAATAAATTAGTAAAAGCAAATTACAATACTATCGGTAAAATATTGGAAATGACTGTATCAGATTATGAAACAATTGAAGGAATAAAACATACATTAGCTTCGAAAATATATAAAAGTATAGAAGAATGTGTTGAAAAAGCGTCACTTGCCAAAATAATGACGGGATCAAATGTATTTGGTCATAGTATCGCAAGAGAGAAAATTAAACTAATATTAGAAAATTATAGTAATGTATTAACAGATACATTATCAGATAATGATAAAATAGAAAAAATTAAAGAGATAAAGGGTATGGCACAAAAAACATCAGAAGCTTTTGTGAATAATATACCAAAATTTATAGAGTTTTTAGAAGAAACTAAATTGTCTTATAAATTGGAAGAAACAAAAATAAAATCAAGTAAAGTAGCTTTAATTACTGAAACCGGTGCAACTAAAGAATCGGTTATACCAGATGAAAACAAAGAACATGATTTATATAAACGTCAAATTGTATTTACTGGATTTAGAGACGAAACATTAATTAAAAAATTGGAAGACGATTATAGTGTAAAAATATCAAATAGTGTAAGTAAGAATACTTATTTGGTATTAGCCAAAAATCCAAATGATTCTAGTGGAAAAGTATTAAAAGCAAAAGAATTAAATATTCCTGTTATGTCAAAGGAAGAATTTGATGCAAAATATATAGATATTTAAATAAAATTAATTAATTGATACTCATTCTAGAGTATAAAATATAATTCATATATAAAATTACATTTTATGCGTTTAAATTTTTTTTAAAATAGAAACCCTTTTGTTTTTATTCCAATTCTATTTTTGAAAAAGTCCAAAAAGGACATTTATAAATGTCCTTTTTCACTTTTCTGAAAACAAAATCAAAACTAAAACTTAAGGCATTTCAAATTTAGACGAGAATGCTCTAAAATCAATATTTTATTTTTTAGTACCTTACCATAAAATTTTTAATGATTTTTTGAAAAAACAATTTAGGCATTTTTTTTGTTAGGATATTATACTAACAAAAAAATGCCGAAAAATGCCAAAATTTTCTATTGTGAATTATGTGACTTTAAATGTAGCAAGCAAAGTAACTATAACAAACATTTATTGACACGTAAGCATAAAATCCTAACAAATCCTAATAAAAAAATGCCTGACGATAATGTGGTCTTATATTCTTGTGTATGTGGAAAAAAATACAAACATACTTCTTCGTTATGTTCTCATAGAAAAATTTGTACTATGTATAATAATCTTGAAATTAAAAATCAAAATATTGAAATATCAGAAAAACAAGAAGAAGATGAAGAATTAAAAGATGTAATAATGGTTATGATGAATGAAAATAAAGAATTACGTAACATGTTAATGAATCAACAACAGCAATTAAAAAATCAACAAGAACAATTAATTACTCAACAAACAAATCATAATGAACAAATAACAGAGATGATTCCAAAAATAGGTAATAATACAACTAGTAATACGTTTAATATTAATATGTATTTAAATAATGAATGTAAAGACGCAATGAATATTACTGATTTTACACGTAGTATTGAAATATCAATGGGTGATTTTAAGAAGGTAGGATCACATGGTTATGTTGATGGAATAAGCCAAATAATAGTAAATGCAATAAAAGATATGGAAGTAACAAAACGACCATTACATTGTAGTGATGCTAAGCGTGAAACACTATATGTTAAAGATAATAATGAATGGGATAAGGATTTCTCAAGAGAAAAGTTAAATAAAGCAATTTCAAATGTGGGTCGTAAAACACTTCAACATTTTCCAGAATGGATGAAAAGTAATCCAGAATGTAATTCTACGAATACGGTTAAAAATAATGAATATCATTCTATTATAGATAGTACAATAAGTCAAAATACAGATGAAAACAAAAAGAAGATCGCTAAAAATATAATCAAAGAGGTCATAATAGATAAATAAATCCGGTTAAAAACAAATATTCATAATTATATATGATTAAACCTATATTTAAAATAATAAATAATAAATTAGATATTATTGGGTTTCATATATATATCAATATTTATTTACATACACCACCAACATTATTTGAAAAAATTAAAAAGAATACAAAATTACCTATGGAATTAAATAGAATGATTATTTCGTATTTACCAGATAATTTTATTTTAAAACTGCGCGTTGATATACCAAATACATTTCCATTGAATACGATATATGTATCTTTTAGTAGCTTAGAAAATACATATTTATTCCCGAATTATAATTTCAAAGAGGAAATATTTTATATAAAAGAAAAAGTTAAAAAATATAATTACACTTATTGTATGGTTGATAATCGAAATAATATTGATTTTGAATATTTGAAATTACATAGTATAGAATATTTAAATAATGAAATATATAAGGTAATAGAGACATTTAGTCGAATACAATGCGTGTATTTGTAATATAACCATCATTATATTTTTCATTTTCTTGTTTCCATTTAGTAAAATTTGTAATTCGTTTTTCAGATGGGTTTGAATTTTTATATAATTTTTTTAATGGATGATTTTTTTCCAAATTTTTTAGAAAGAATGTATGGGTTCTTGTGTTTAGCATACTTATTATATATACATTAATCTATAATTTAATATCAATTTTTTTGTTTATAATATATATATAATGGGAAATCCTTGGATGGATCACGTAAAAACAGTTAGAAAAGCCAATCCTGGTAAATCTTTGAAAGAAGTACTTAAAATGGCTGGAAAAACATACAAAAAACAAGGAAAATCAGTAGCAAAAAAATCAAGAAAAGTAAAAAAAGGATCACGTAAAGCAAGAAAAGGAACCAGAAAAGTAAAAAGAAAAAGATCTAGACGTCACAGAGGAGGATCATGTGGAATTCAAGGAAATAATGTAGGTAAAGGAACAGACAATTATGCAAGTGCTTAAATTAAATTTCTTAACTTTCTTTTAAAAACGCTATCTTTATAACAAATATCTATTTTATTAATTATAAAGACTGCACATCTCAAACATATTAATATATCATTATATGCATCATGTAAATCGTGTGGTACTATATTAAATAATTTCTCATGTAATTCACTAAGTTTAGGCCATTTATAATATTTTCCCATAGAATTTATTGCTTCTATTTTACAAATATTAATACTATTTTGCATTGTACAAAATATTTTATTAGATTTATCAAAAATATTTGTATAAATATTATTTCTATCACATTCTATTTGTACCATTTTTATATCAAAATCAACATTATGACCGATAATATAGTCACAATTATCAACATATTTTTTAAATATTTGTAGGCAACTATTAATAGATGTACGACTTCTATTTGTATCATTTTTATTAATACCATGTATGCGTGTAGATTCTTCGGGTATATCTATATGTTTAGGTATGTTTATAATTTTATTGTATTCAAATAGTGTTTTATAATTATTTGTATCATAAACTATAAAACTAAATTGAACAATATAGGGACATTTATCAATATTAAAATTATCCTTTGGTATAATACCGGTGGTTTCAGTGTCAAATACTAACAATAACATTTTATAAACTTATATACTATATACATAAGATCTAATACTTTTCAATTTTATGTATATATATTATAATGGAAGATATAAAACAAGGAAAATGGTATAATATATTTACATTCTGGATATATATTTGGATATTTCTATATTTATATAATATACTTCCCAATCCATTTGTTTTATTTTTAGGTATGATAATATTAGATATAGTTTTTTTTTATCCTGTACATATATATTTATATGTACTTGATAAATTTAAATATATTTCTACATTCATTACAAAAATTATATTATTAATATTGTTTCATACACTACCATTTTTATTTTTACCCATAGAATTAAATATCAATAGTATATTTTTATGTTTATTTTTAGCTGTAATTTATTTATTTATTATTTATAAAAATAAAATAAAATTTATCTATTTTTATGGAGAACCATATTTATATAATATAGATTATAAAGATTTTTTAAAAATACGTTTTGGTAATGCATCTATAATATTTATTATACTTTTTATAATAAACACATATAAATTATTAGAACTTAGAAATGGAGATAATATGTATAATTTATTAATTAATACATTTAAAAAATAAAAATATAATAATTATTTAAATCATAATTATGACAAAACATAATACAAAGCTATCAGTATCTAATTTAGATTCATTTTTAGGTCAAAATTCAAAAAGTATGTCAGATAATACAAAAAGTAAAATTAAATTTAGAGGGGCAAATTTCTTAATGAGATTAGGAGGTGTTAAAAATTTAAGAAGAGCATTAAAACTATTTGATGAAGCATACGATTTAACAGCAGAAACATATGGTACAACACATACTAGAACATATAATATTGTAAATTTTATTGTTGTATGTGAAAGTAAATTAGATAGAACTATAAAGGCAATTAAACAATCTAAAAATTAATCTCATTTCTATATAAAAAAAAAAGAAACAATGTTAATATAGTACCAAAAAATACTAAAAATGTAGGTATATTATAACCGATTCTAACAAAATGATATTGAGGATTTATAGTAAATGAAAAATCAATAGAGAAAGCTAAAACAATACCAATTAACATAAGATTTCGTATTTTATTCAGATCTTTTGTAAAGTAGATAATAATCCATATAACTATAAATAGAACAGAAGCGAATTTATCTTTAAGATATCCAATTTTATTATTTGATTTTACCATTATATATATATATATCTATATAATATTTTTACAAATTTCTTGAGTTTTACATAAACCGTATGTCTGACGATGCCATGGAGAAATACCATTTTTATATATTCCTGTAATATGTTTAGAAGTACCGTATCCTTTATTTGAACGAAGATTATAATAATCATCTAATAAAGGATATTTATTACATAGATCATCAATATATTCATCACGATGAACTTTTGCTAATATTGATGCAGCAGCGATTGGAGTATATAAGTTATCACCTCCTTCAATACATGTATGATTAATATATGTTAATCTATTATTAAATAATTTCCCATATGGTTTAAAATCATTACCATCAATAAGTAAGTAATAATCATCAAATGATTTAATTTCATTCATTTGTTTAATTATATCATTTATACATTTATGCATACAATATATTGTTGCTTCTCTAATATTCATTTTATCTATTTCATCGTGTTCCATATATTGAACAGACCAAAATAAAGCATTATTTTCAATATATTCTGCGACCTCTTTAATCTTTTTTTGAGAATGGAAACGCTTACTGTCTTTCATTTTTGAATGATCAAAAATATCATCTTTAGGTAAAATAACAGCGGAAGTATATACTCTACCAAACATAGGACCTCTACCTGCCTCGTCTATTCCTATTTCATATTTAGCTTCATTAATAAACGAACTTTTTAAGGGTTCCTTTTTATTTATATTTTTTTCTCTTTTAACCACCTTTTTTTCTTCCATATTGTTTAAAATATTGTTTAAAATATTAGTAAATCAATTTTATTAATAATCATATAATGATAGAAGTTTTTTCTTATAATATTATATACTATAATGATTAAAATGGATAAATTAGTTGTAATAGGAATTTTATTTATAATATTCTTCGTTGTATGTTGTACATGCAGTATGCGTGAAGGGTATATTTCAGATATTGTAACTGGACCTAATGATAATACTTTAGTAATAAATGACGATAAAGAACCAGTTGCTGTAATTACAGATAATGATGATATATATATAAATGAAGATGCAATAAATGATGATAATGATCTTAATGATGCTGAAATAAATAATTATTATGGAAGATATGGTAATAATGTTAGTGTTGCTCGTGGTCCTAGAGGTAATACAGCAGTTGCAGCAAATGTAAATAATCCACCAGGAAATCAAAGTGATTATATATTAAAAAGTCAAGTAGTTCCACCAGTATGTCCTGTTTGTCCTAGTTTAGTAGCAGCGAATGATGATGATAGTGGTAGCGATGATGATGATGATGATGATGATGATGATGATGGCGCTAGCGATGGCGACGGAAATGGCGATGGCGATGGCGATGGTAACGGTGATGGTAGTGACGGTACATGTACAAATGAATCATGTTACCAAGGTAATACATACAAACGTGAAGTAAATGTAAAATGCCCACCATGTCCTCCATGTGCTCGTTGTCCTGAACCAGCATTTGACTGTAAAAAAGTACCAACATATAAAGAGTCGGATGATAGATATTTACCAAAACCTATATTAAGTGATTTTAGTACATTCGGTATGTAAATTTAACAAATAGTACATGTATTACATAAACACGAATTTGAATAACTAGTTGGTTCTACATAATTACCATCATAACTGTACCATACTTTTGCATCAATTAAATTAACAATATTGCCGTCATAATTATAAACTTTGTGTTTAGAACCACGAATATTTAAATCGCTTTCGCGTGTAAGAGTTAATAATTTACTAATATTATTTGATTCAGATAACATTATAAATAATTTAAAAAATTATATTTAAATTATTTATGTTTTAAGTTCAGTACATTTATTACTAATTTGTAAAGATTCACATTTTTTGCTAGCAGGTACTATATACACAACACCTTTGCTTTTAACTTTATGTAAAGGTTCAGTACATCCTTTATGACGTTTTTTTATAGTGATTGTTTTTTTCTTTTTTCCACATCTGGCTCTAAAATGTTCATAACGTTCTTGAACGTCCTCATAAGATAATCCGGAGGTTTTTCCCAACATTTTATTAATATGTTCATGTAAATCATATATATATCTTGAAAATGTTTCTCTAGATTTCATATGACAGCTTTCAAGAGGCATTGCCTTAAAATTTTTTTCTAAATTTATACGACAGTATTTACAAGGTAAAATATATTTCATTTGCAATACAAAATTTTTATAATGTTTTTTATCTTGCTTAGTAGGTGTATCAGGATAATTAAAACTCATTGTATGTAAAAAATGCCATAAACTAGGTCCCCATACACTTGTCAACATTCCATCTCCGCTTTTATAGTTTTCCATACTAAATATAAAATTTTTATTTTTACGTGTCTTATTAACCATTGTTACTAATATATTATGGATATATTAAAATATAACTATAATATATGATTTGGTGTTTATTAAAAATATATATAAATTGTTGGTTTTGTTCTATATTGTATGAAAATTATAAACTATTTAATTATAGTAAAAATCACGAAGATTGTTATTATTTAAATAATGTATGTATTATGTCTAGTTGTTTTGTTGGATCAATTGTAACGTTAAATAGTTATTTTATTTATAATGATATAATATACTATTTACAATAACTTTGTTAATAAATTATTATATTGTGAAGTATTTTCAATGTCAATATTTTTAACTTCTTTATTTTTAGTTTTTATAATATTTCTTAATTTGTCATAATACGCTTTATCATTATTATAATTTAATCTAGATATATTTACTATATTACCATTATTATCTCTAAATAACATTATATAAATAGTAATGTAATATTTATATAGTTTTATTAAATACTTATAGCATTTTTTTAACAAATAAATCTAAATTTTGTTTAGATACTTTGGCTTCATATTCTATTATTTTTCCATCAGCTTTCATTTTAACTGTTGGAAATCCTTCTACATCGTATGTTTTAATTAATTGTCCTGATTCGCCTAATTCACTTGTACAATTAACATCAATACATAATATACGATATCCATTCACTTCTGTTTCGTGATTTTCTTCTTTGAATTTTGCCCATTCAGGTTTGGCTTGTTTGCAATGAGGACACCAATCTGCATAGAAAAATAATATTTCAGCGTCCTTTGTTGATGATCCTGAACCACCACTACTACTACTACTACTTCCTTTTTTAACAAATTCTTTATTACCAGAAAAATCATTATTATCTAACATGGGATATACATATTTATTAATAGATATTGCAATAATATAAATTAAAAATATAGTTACTAAAAGTAACATAATATTTCTTGGCGAAAAATACGATGAAAAATTTGGTGTCATATAACATATAATAAGAAAATTAATATTTTTTTTATAACGAAATACCATATTTTAATTTAATAAAATCCTCTGCTTCCTTTTTGGCTCTATTTATTAGTTCCAATCTATGGTCATATGATATTATTGTTTTTTTTAAATTATCCACTGTTAATATTCCAGACGATTTAATTTCTAATTCATTAAATAAATTAGATTTGTGAGGTTCAATTGATTTAAATAGTATATTTAACATTATAGTTTGTAATATAGTAATAATATTTAAATTTGATTCACTAGTATTAGCATCCTCTTCTTTTTTATATAATTTATCTTCCTTTTTCATTTGTTGTATTTCATAATTGTTTAATTCTGCAAATTTTTCAAATGTATGTTCAGGTAAATTTTTAATACCAAATATTGTATTATCATTATCTATGTTTTTTAATATATTTTCAATAGGATATTGATTTATAAATCCGCCATCTATATAATATTTTGTATTATATACCATAGGTTTAAATAATATGGGCAACGAACTACTTATATACACAGCATCCAATAATTTTAGATCTGGTGTATTTTTATATGAAAGTTCTGTTTCTTCAAATGTTTTTAATTCAGTTGCATAAAAATATAGTTCTATATTTGTTTTTTCATAAAATTCAATCATAGTAATATTAATATCAATATCTTTCATGGAAAATAAAGGAGAGAATATTTTTTTCATAACAGTATCGTCACATATCCCATAATCTGTTATAATATTTATTAAATTATTATCAAGATTGAATACTTCATTCCATGGTCTTTCAACAGCATAATCAACAATTATATCAATATCTATATCTAGTAATATAAGCAGAGACACTATAGACCCTGCAGATGTTCCATAAATTGTTTTAATTTTTTTAATGTCAATAATTTTATGTTTAATCAATACACTAAATGCTCCTAGGTATGAAACTAATCCATGACCAGCTCCTGATAAAACCAAATGTTCTATATTCGGTAATTTTTTATCTGTCATATTAATAAACTATAAGCAAAAAATTTTAAACTTTTTTCTTATAAAATATTAATAATGAATAACACTGTTTTCGATATCAATAAATCAGATATACCAGAAGACTATAATGACCGTATTAATTTAGATGAACTATACGATAAAAAGAAAGAAAGTGATATATTAAAGTTAAATACATATAAAAAATTATTAGCTAGAATACATAATCGTATCAAATTAACATCAAGGCAAGGAAAAAACATAGAAAACTGCTGGTTTGTAGTGCCTGAAATGATATTTGGAGCACCAAAATATGATCAAGGAGCATGTATAGCGTATTTAATGGATAATTTAAAAGATAATGGATTTAGTGTTACATATGTTCATCCCAATTTACTATTTATATCATGGAATCATTGGGTTCCTGATTATGTACGTAGTGAAATCAAAAGTAAAACAGGGGTTGCTGTAGATGGATATGGTAATGTTATTAAGAAAAAAGAAGACAAGAAAGAAATTCTAGAAGATAAAAAGAAAAAAGTGAGCGCAAATCCTTTTAAATCAACATCAACATACGAACCAAGTGGAACGATATATAAAAACGAATTTCTTGATTTGTTAAAAAAAAATCATTTGTAAATAATAAACAATACCAATTACTTATTATTTAATTTTTTAGGTCGTATCTACGCATAATTATCATCATCTAATAAGGACCAAGACGATCCATACCTCCATATTCTCATATCGACCGAATACCATCTAAAGGTCCATGTGCTTTTGCTGCAGTCTTTACTTGGGCCTTTTGGCTACTTGTGAGTGACGGCATACCACCTCTGTATCTTCTGCGAGTTCTGCGTGTTTTACGTCCAACACGTTTAGATCTACGTACTGATTTTTTTCCTTTTCTAGAAACTCTTCTAGTTGCGCGTCTTCTACGACCACCTGTTTGTTTCATTGGACATGCCATTATATAATATATAACAATATTTAAAATTAAAAAGATTTAAATATTATTTAAACTTAAAGTCCTGATGTCATGTTCTTTAAAGGATTACCACCTCTGTGTCTTCTGCGAGTTCTGCGTGTTTTACGTGCTTTACGTCCAACACGTCTTGATGCAGTTCTACGCATTGATTTTCTTCCTTTTCTTACTGATCTTCTTACTGATCTTCTTCTACGACGTCCGCCTGATTGTTGTAGTTTATCTAGAGGTCCTGCCATTTATATATACTAAAAAGAAAATATTTTTTTTGTATATATATAGTTTTTGCTAAAGTTTAATTTAATTATTGTATATTAAATTTACTTAATTTGATGTTACGGATGCACCACCCATACCAGGTGCTATACCTCCTCCACGTCTTCCACGTCTTCTGCGTGTTTTACGTCCAACACGTCTTGATGCAGTTCTACGCATTGATTTT